GACGACGGCGGCAGCATCGGGACCCCGGCCACCGCCTCGACACACGTGATCGACGGCGCCCTGGTGGGTGCGGTCACCGAAGACACGCTCGTGATCGCTGTGGAGGTGCAGCCGGGCCGCCCCTGGATCCGCTGCTCCGCCGATATGCAGGGCACCACCGACGATTACCACGTGTCGTGTGTCGTGCTTGCGGTCCCCTCGAACGCGTAGGGAGGTGAGTCATGTCCTGGGCCCCGGATTACGCGACGCTGGCGCAGGCGCGCGAGTACGTCACGCGGCACTCCTCGACCGTCGACGACGAGTTCCTTGCCCTGGACGTGACTGCGGCTTCGCGCGCCGTCGACCGGGCCGCGAACCGGCAATTCGGGCTGGTCGGGTCGGTCGAAGAGCGTTTCTATACGCCGTACTGGGATCGGCGCCGCTCGCGGTGGGTGGTCGACTTCGACGACTTGCAGACGACGACCGGGTTCGATCCGCAGCTGCAGGATGTCGACGGCACCGACCTCGGCGCGATCGACGACTACGTGCTCGAGCCGCGGAACGCCGCGGCGAAGGGCCGGCCCTGGGAACGCATGGTGATTCGACCGACCTCGGCGTACCTCCCGACCGGCCTACGTGACCAGGCGGCGTTCACCGCATCATGGGGATGGTCGGCGGTGCCCGACCCGATCGTGCAGGCGACGCTCATGCAGACCAACCGGTTCCAGACGCGCCGGGGGTCCCCGTACGGGATCGCCGGCTCACCGGACGAGGGATCCGAGATGCGGCTTCTAGCCCGCCTGGACCCTGACGTGGCCGTCGTGATCGGCACCTATCGGCGCTGGTGGGGGGCGGCATGATCCTCTCCGACGTGATGGATGACGTAGCGCAGCGACTGGAGGCGATCAAGGACCTGCGTACGTACGCGTTCCCGCCTGACCAGGTCGCGGTCCCGGCGGCCGTCGTGTCCTATCCCGACACGTACGCCTATGACGGGACGTATCAGAGGGGTATGGACCGGATCGCGTTGCCCGTGGTGGCCGTCGTCGGCCGGGCGAACGACCGGGCCTCGCGGGAGCTGTTGTCGGTATACGTCGACGGCGACGGACCCTCCAGTTTCAAGCGGGTACTGGAGTCGAAGGACCTGCCCGCGTATACGGCGTTCGATCAGGTTCGGGTGACCGGCGTCGAGTTCGACGTCGTCACGATCGCCGGCGTCGACTACGTCGCCGCCTTGTTCGACCTCGACATCGTAGGGAGCGGCCAGTTATGGCATTCGCACACTCGAAAGACACCTATATCTCTCTGGGCGGGAACGACATCTCGGCGTACTGCAACGCCTCAAGCCTGGAACAGTCGGCGACCTCGCACGACCTCACGACGTACGGGAAGGACGCCAAGGTCAAGCAAGGCGGCCTCCTCGACGGGTCGGCTTCGATCGGCGGGTGGTACGACAACACGACGGCCGGCCCGCACGACGTCATCAGGCCCATGGTCGGGACCGTCGTCGAGCTCATCCGCCGGCCTGAGGGCACGGGATCGGGCCTGCCACAGGAGACCGTCGACGTGCTCGTGCAGAACTACGTCGAGACCTCACCCATCGACGACTACATCCAATGGACCGCGTCGCTGGAACTCTCTGACGACCTCGTCGAAGCCAATCAGTAGGGAACCCCACCATGGCATTGACCACGAAATTCGTTACCACGCTGGTAGGGACGCTGACCGACGCCCTGGACCTGTCGACGGCGACCGACCCGCTGTCCTACACCAAGCGGACGACGCTCACTTCGGGCACCGGCGCCAACCAGGCGGACATGATGTGGCACGACACGCGGACCCTGTCGGCCTCGGCGGACGAGGACCTGGACCTGGCCGGCGTCCTGGTGAACGGCCTGGGGGACACGCAGACGTTCGCTCGCGTGAAGGGCCTCCTGGTCGCGGCGGCCTCGGGCAACACGAACAACTGCAATGTCACCTCGGACGGGAGCGCCGGCGTGCCGGGCCTGTTCCTGGCGCTGGGGGACGGTGTCGTCGTCCGGCCGGGCGGCCTGTTCCTGTGGACGTCGCCGGACGCGACCGGCGCCGTCGTCACCGCGGCCACGGGCGACCTGCTCAACGTCGCCAACTCCTCCGGCTCGACCTCGGTCACCTATGACGTGGTCATCATCGGAGCGTCCGCATGAGCGATCACATCGAGCTCGACGTCGACGAGGTACCGATCGCCTCGGCCGAAGCGCTCACCGCGAAGCGTTCGACGGGCACGACCTCGGGATTCCCTGAGGACTTCGTCGTGATCGAAAGCGACGACGGGCCGGTCAAGGTGCACGTGCGTGGCCTCTCGCGGCACGAGGTGCTGCACGTGCAGGCGCAGAAGGGCGTGGCGGCTGTGGAGCAGATGACGGTGTCGCTGGGCATGATCGCGCCGAAGATGACGCCCGAGCAGGTGAAGGCGTGGCAGAAATACTCCGTTGGCGCCGAGCTGGACAAGGTGACCGAACGTATCGGACAGCTCTCGGGAATGCTGCAGGGATCGCGCAAGGCCGCGATTAGGGAGATGTTGGCCGATCCCGGCGTCGAGTTTCGAGATGATGCTGGCGAAGGCCCTGTCGATGACGAGGGCGCGAATGCGCGTGGAGATGTCCAATAGCGAGTTCGTGTACTGGCAGGCCTACTACGCGCGCAAGGCCCAGCGGCAGCAGCTCGCCGAGTTGAGCGCGAGAGCACCGAACCGGCACCGATAGATGAGGGGGGACCGTGGCTGAGGCGATCAGGATTGAGGGCCTGAAAGAGTTCCGGGCCGGTCTCAAGCGGATGGATAAGGACCTGCCGAAGGGGATCCGCCTGGCGCTCAATTCGGTAGTGGATATCGTCGTCGACGACGCGCGTCCCAGGATCCCGCGGCGCTCGGGGCGGGCCGCGAACTCGCTCAAGTCGCAGTCGACGCAGAACAAAGCGCGGATCAAGGCCGGCGGGTCCCGAGCGCCGTACTTCCCTTGGCTGGACTTCGGCGGCCGCACCGGGCCCGGCAGGTCGGTAGTGCGCCCGTTCTTCAAGAAGGGCCGGTACGTGTGGTTGTCGTTCGCTGACAAGCGCGTAGAGGTCACCAAGGCCCTTGACGGTGCTCTCGCTGACGTGGCGCGCGGCGCCGGGTTGGACGTGACCCGTGGCTAACGAAGTCAAGCTGACATTCGCCGGCGACGCGAAGCAGCTGCAAAAAGAGACCGCCATGGCCGAGTCCTCGGCGTCGAAGATGGCCTCCGGCGTCGACGGCTCCTCGTCGAAGATGCGCGGCGCGTTCGACAAGCTGAACTCTGCAAGCGTGTTCCTCACCGAAGGGATCGGGCAGCTCGGCGACGCTGTTGGCGCTTTGACGGACCTGCAGCGCTCCGGTGAGGTCCGGGCCGACCGTATGGCGCGCGCGCAGCTCGACGTGGCCCAGGCCGCCGCCGACCTGGACCAGGCCCTGGCCGATACGCGGCAGTCGACGCTGGACCTGGCCCAGGCGCAGCGCGACTCGGTACAGGCCGGCCTGGACGTCGAGCAAGCGATGCTCGACGCCGAGCAGGCCCAATCGGACTACAACGCGGCCGTGTCCGAGTTCGGCGCCGACTCGATCGAGGCGCGGCAGGCGCAGCTGGACCTGGCCCAGGCCGGCGAGGACGTGCGCCAAGCGCAGCTCGACGCCGAGCAGGCCACTGAAGACGCCTCGCAGGCGATCCTTGACCAGGAACAGGCGGCCCTCGACGCCACGGACGCGCAGATCGCGATGAACGAGACGCAGCGCGACGCGATCCCGCCCACCGTGATCGAAGAGTGGGCAGAGAAGGTCTCGGCGCTGTCGCCGCTCCTGTTCACCGCGATCGGTGCCCTGCAGCTGTTCGGCGGGTCCATCAAGAACGTGAACATCATCGCCGGTATCGCGAAGGTCGCGACAATGGTGTGGGCGGCAGCGCAGAGCGTACTGAACTTCGTGCTGACGGCGAACCCGATCGGGCTCATCATCGTGGGGATCGCCGCGCTCATCGCCATCATCGTCATCATCGCCACCAAAACCACATGGTTTCAGGACCTATGGTCGGGAATGGTGAAGGCCTGGAATATCGGCATCGATTTGATGAAGCAAACGCTTTCCAGCTGGTGGGGCACCATCAAAAACCTGTTCGGTAAGGCGAAGGATACGATCACCGGCCTGCCCGGAAAAATCAGGTCCTCTTTTTCCGGTTTGTGGAGCATTATCACGTCGCCGTTCCGGACCGCATTCAACTTCGTATCGGACGCATGGAACAACACGGTCGGGTCCCTGTCCTGGACCGTCCCCAAATGGGTACCGATCTTGGGTGGGAACTCGATCTCGGCGCCCAAGCTCCCCAAGTTCCACACCGGCGGGACCGTGCCCGGCGCGCCGGGCTCGGAAATGCTTGCGATCCTGGAAGCCGGCGAGCAGATCACGCCCGCCGGCGACGCCCCGCGCACCGTCATCGAGATACGCTCCGGCGGGTCGGACTTCGACGACATGCTCGTAGAGCTCCTGGCCCGCGCGATCGGCGCCCGCGGCGGGGACGTGCAAATGGTCCTGGGCAGGTCCTGACATGGCACAGCACGATGTCACCGTCGAACTGTTCTATTCGGGCGTCTGGAACGACCACACGGCCACCGACGAGGTGTATACCGGCGAGGCGACGCACGGCCGGGACGTCACGATCACGCACGGCGGCCGCGAGCAGTCCGGCGGCCTCACACCCGCCACCGCGACGCTGACGTTCCGGTCCTGGCGATTCAACCCCGACAACGTCACCGGCGACCTGTACGGCCTCATCGGACGCAATACGCCGATCCGGATCACCGTCGACGGCGACGTGCGCTTCGAGGGCGAGGTGTCCTCCTGGACCCCGCAACAGTCCCTCGGCGGCGACGTACAGGTTCCCGACCGTTGGGTTGACGTCGACGCCGGCGGCGACCTGCGGCGCCTCGAAGCCGGCACCGACCCGCTTCCCTCGTCGCTGCGCACGTTCTACCGGGACGCGGCCGCGGCACCGGTCGCGTACTGGCCCCTCGACTCCGGCCAGCTGTCGACCACCGCGCTCCCCGATATCGGAGCGCACAACTTCAACCAGCCGTTCCCCGGCGCAGTGTTCACGCTCGCCGGCGAAGAGATCGCCCCGTGGCTCGAAGACGGCGTCGGTATCGACACCGGCGAGAACGTAGCCGGGCAAGTCGACATGTCCGCCGAACCCTCGCAGTGGACGGTCGACACCATGCTGCGATGCGACGACAACTCACGCGATTTCACCCTCCGGGTCGAAGGCAACACCAAAGACAGCGGCGGCGCCCAGATCCAATGGCGCCTCGGGTTCGGCATCGCGTCCGATTTCTGGGAGCTGTCGATCCTGTTCATCACGCCCTCGGGGATCACGGGCGCCGTCGTCGACGACGGGACGTTCGTCATCGGCGACGACCAGCCGCACCACATCCGCATGACCGTCGTACAGGACGGCACCGCCGCCGACTGGGACGTGTCCATCGATGGGACGTCGATCTCCACCGGCACCGACACCGCGCACAACGTGCAGGGCATCGGCCAGATCAGGGTGTCCAGTCCCGCCAGCGCCAACACCGTCCCGGCCCTGTTCTCGCATATCGCCGCTTGGGAAGGCGCACCGCCGGCGCTGGCGGACACGGTCGACGCTGCGTTCGGGTACGCCCACGAGCACGCGGGGGACCGGTTCGTTCGCCTGTCGGGGGAATCGGACGTGACTGACACGGTGGCCGGGACCGCGGAGGACACGGTCCCTATGGGTCCCCAGTTCAGGGGGACGCTCGCGGCCCAG